AGAAAGTGGTTTTTCATTGGAGACTTTTGAAACTCAATCCGTCAAGCGTCAATCCGTCCTATCCGTCCAGTCTCCTATAATCTATTAATAGCGAACCCAGTTAAAGCAGGTATTTAGTCGGGCAATCTTTATACACTTGCCAAATAGTTGGAATATCTCGGCTGTTATTAATTGTTTCTCCGTAAAAGTTGCGACCTGAACCAACAAGCGTCATTTTCATTGTATCTTTCTTAGGTCTGCCTCTTGGCTTACGACCAGCACCCTCTACTTGACGGACAACCTCCGTTTGCTGACCTAATGGTGTGTTTTGTTTCCAAGAATTAATAATAACAGTTAAGTTGAGTAATAGTTTATTCACCTCTACTTTAAATGTTTCAAAAATTTCATCTCCGTATTGCCCGAATACAGACATTTCTAATGGCAAACTAAGTTGAGGCGGATTAACTCTACGCCTTGCTACACCTGTATAAGGGTCTGTTCCACTAAGAGTAAGCGGATTTTGTATTTCCTCTTTTGAATTTTCAACCATTTGATAAATCTTAGTAAGCAAATCTATTTGAACTTGTGATAGTTTATTAATAGCAGGTCTAATACGTGAAGATAAAAGAATATCCATTTTACGGACTAATTGAATAATTACAAACATTAATTCAGGAAAACTCCTACTTTCAGTTCTACGTCCTGTATCAATAGGAGTATAAGGAATGACAAAATCCCCACCCTCAGGTAATTCACTCATCGTATCGTCATCAACTACGCCACGAGTAGCACTTGGAACAGCAAAAGTATTACGGGCATCATCACTATAAAAAGCACTGAAACGACTTCTATCTCTGCGGAGACGCTCCTCGTATTCTCTAAGACTTGGAGAAGTGGAAACAGAAGAGGCAACAGAAGTATCCCTATCTGCCCCGCCTTTTAACCTACCCCTACCTTGTCGTGCTGGAGTTGCTAAGGTATTCGCAAGACGTAAGATTGCTGAATTGTAATTACCTGCTAATTCTTGTAATGTATTGAAAGTCTCATCTAATCTTTTTTCTGCCTCAAGAGTGGAGAGCGTTTTTTGGTCGGGGTCTAATACAGGATTTGTCATATTCTCTAATGCGATTGCTCGTATCTTTTTAGACGCTAAGATTGTAGCATCAGGGTTATAATCCAAATTATTCTTTTTTGGAAGTTGTGGCATTATATAATAATATAAGATTATATTTTATTATAAAAAACAGATTGCTTAATATAAACCTTTTTCTTTAACAAACTTACTTGCCTCAGGTAAAGATAATCCGTGCTTTTTCATTACCTCCGCTACAATAGCACCTCGTGCTGAATTGCGTTTCGCACCACTTTTAGGTAATTTCGCTCTACCTCTGCCGTAAGCATCTTTAGCAACTGGAAAAGAATGTCTGTAAGAGGCAAGAGCAGGGGGATAAACAGATGAATGGAATTGCGATGGGTCATTTCTTAGCAAAGCACCTCCGTCTAAATCAGCGTCAGCAGTATCAGCAAGAGGAGGAGCAACAACCCTACCAACACTTTTCTTTCGTCTCCCTCCAACAGCGGACTTTACACTTTCACGTAATTCTTCCTTTGCTTCCTCCACATTCATTTTCTTTCGTCTGCCTCCTTTTGCGGGAGCGGAACTTGGCTTAGCGTAAGCCTTAACACCCTCTTTAATACCCTCTTTAGCAAGTGTCATTCCCAACTCTTTCACAATAGGCAAAGCGACTTTACCTATCTTTTTTAAAGCCTTTGGCATTTTACCTCCTTTTGGCATCTTTAATTCGGGCTGTGGCATTACAGCGGGTTTCATTACAGCAGTCCTAACCCCACCATCTATTTTTGGTGGCTGTAAAGAGCCAACTGGGAAACCATCACCAAAGTCTCGCCAAAATTCACCAGCAAGAGTAGCAGGGCGTTGGCCGTCCATTCTCCCTACACTTAAAGAGGCAGGAAAATCGTATTCGGTAGAACCAGGTAATACGTAGTTTCTCATTCGTTTGCCTCCAAGCATTTGAGGTTGGGGAACAGTGCCAAGCATCGCATCTACATTGTCTAAAACTTTCGCAGAAATTAACTGGTTATAAACTTCCATTATAGTTTAAGCAAAGATAATAATTTAATGATTTACATTATTATCTAAATCTAATTGCGTTGGCTTATAATAATTTATTAGAGAACTTAAGCAAGATGTTTGGCAAGTTTAGATGCGGACTTTTTGCCTCCGCTAATTGCTCCACCACACATTCCTGCTCCGCTCATTGCTCCAGCCGACATCGCTCCGCCTGATGGCATTTTCATTCCGTATTCCTTAACCATTTTCATTACATTACCCATTCCTCTGTTCTGTAGTTTTCCACCAACCAATCTTTTGTATTCTACACTATCAAGTTGGGGAACGGGATTTTGTTCCTTAGTTCTTAATACCTGTTCCTTAGTAAGAATACCAGTAAAGATTTGAGATGTTCCCTGCTGAGTAGCGAATATACCTGAGTTCATTGTGATAATACAGATTTCGGGCTGAACGATAGTAAAGTCAAACTGGTTCTTAACTCGCAAGTTGAACTGGAACTGGTATTGACCGAGAGATGATGCGGAAAGATAAGATGGTAAAGAAAAGTCAAACACGGGGTTCAATACAAGTAAAGAACCGATTGTTGCTTTCGCTTCAACTCCACCAGTAGCATTATCATTAATATCAGCAGAACCTCTAAACTCGTAGTAACTCTGTGATGAGCCATTGCGGTAAGAAATATTGTATAAATCCTGTTGAGTAGCAGATGCCAAAAGACCTGATGCGTTATTGAAATTAACACTGATGCCTTCAACAGTCAAGAAACTTGATGAATAGTTCCAGTTTTGAGATGACATTGGAATACGAGCAGTAATTAGTATAAGGTCAGGAATTTGGTTCAACTGAATAGACTGAGATGTAAGAGTGACAGATGCCTGAGGAGCAATATTAGTTCCGCTGGTAAATGTAGTCAAATAACGTGGGTAGTCTAAATAAGGAACAACGTTCTTGGTGCTAATCTTGGCGTATTGTTCGGGCTGGAGAGACAAAAAGTTAAACAAGAGACGAGTGTTTTGGAAACCAACCGCCTGAGATGAGCCACCTTGAGGAGCAACAGGAAAACCCAGTTCAATATTGGTGATATAACCGACAAGAGAGTTTCCACCAACAACAGAGTTATTAGCAGTGGAGAAAAGACGACGGCAAGAACTATCTACGTTAAGAACCATTGACATATTATTAACTCCAACAAGACCAGCACTGCTGTCAGGTTCGCAATTAATAAAAGGTGAAAGTGCTAAAAAGGGTTCAGTCAAAGAAACTCTAATAGATATTTTCCAAATGTCAGTTGTAGCACCTGAGATAGGAGAATTATCTACAAAAACTCCACCAACGTAACGGTCTATTTGTAATTCGTCTAAATGAAAAGCACCACGAGGTTCAAAGTCTTCATCGTAAGAGGCATTAGCGTATCCAGCAAGAGGATTGCTATTAGAACCTGGGGCATCAGCGTATTTACCCCAAGCACTATCAGGGAGAGAGGGAGTAAGACTATTAAATCTGCTTAACATTCTCTTATCGTTCATTCTCATTAACATTGGTAAAACGTCCTGTAAGTTGGTAGAAACAGAGACGTTGTTAATAGTGGATTGAATAGTTGTAAAAAGAGAGTTGAGAGGGAAAGCCTGAAGACTTTCAGTTAAGCCGTATTGAAACACTTGGTCTCCAATAGGAACACCAGTAGCGGTAATTTGGAAAGCAAGTTGAGATGCTAAAAGGAGGTGTCTATCAATAACAATGTTTTCACTTGGAACTTGAACGTTAAAAACAATAGAGGAGTTAGATGTGGAAACTGCCTGAAATTGTTGATAGGTAGATTGTGATGCGGAACTTTGAACTCCAAAAACCTCTGTAGAGGTAATATCGGCAATTCGTGAGTCTTCAATTAATACAGTGCGAAAATCACTCATTATATTATAGGCTGAGATAATTTATTTTGAAAATAAAAATAAAATATCCTAAAGGTTTTATTTAAGGCAATCCTACTTTACCTTCGCCTTCAGTCCCTCTTCTTGTAAAGAGTATCTTAATGGTTGCTGAATTGCCAGTTCCAAGTTTGAAAGGGATAAACTCTCCAACTCTGTTTTTATAAGCAACA